ATGTTCAGTGAATAATCTAGTAGCGTAAGCCAAATTTGAATTAAATACTGCAACTTCATTTAATTTAGTTCTAAAGAAATTTAAAGCTTTTTTGTATTCTTCATTTTTCTCTTGTAATAAATTTAATTCGTTATTTACAGATTCTTTTCTTAATTGACTTGGTGCTGCAACTCTATCTCTTTCAGCTCTACGTTTGTACGCAATAGTTCTTGACGCTTCAGTAGTTTCAGGTTCCATCATTCCTTCAGTAGTTTCAATATCAACCATGTCAACATCTTCTTCCATTTCCCATCCTTCGAATGTTTCTTCAGATTCAGTTTCTGTTACACCATGTTTAATTTTACCGTAATTGAATTTAGGACCTTTACCTGTTTTTTCAGATTTTGTTCCGTCAGCCATATCTTCTTTAAACCCTTTGTTGTTTACAGTAGATTTAGCAAAACCGTTACCAGCCTTACCCATTCCAATTCCAATTGCTTTAAATGCTTCTACGACTGATTCTAATTCTTCTTGGTCAATTTCATAAACTTGTTCAGTTTCTTCACCACCAAAATCATCAACTTCAATAGAGTCTAAATCAAAAAAGTCATCATCTTCATCCAAACCATAATTTTCGTTGTACTCTTGTTCTTCGAAATCATGTTGTTCGTTGTATTCTTGATCTTCCATTTCTTCATCTACATTCATTTCCAATTCGTAAATAACACCTTCTTCTAAGTCTGCCATTGGTTCTTCCATGTTATTGTCAACGCCATTCATTTGGATAAGATATTCTTCATCGTTTTCAGTATCAGATAAATGAAGATAATCATCTTCTTTTTTTACAATGATACCGTCTTCGTCACCCATAGCTTTGAAAACTTTCAAAATCTCTTCTGGGCTAGCAGATGTCATATCCAATGGAGGCATCTCCATTTCATTATCACCATCAAACTCAAAGTCATCCATTTCAAATTCGTTGTCATCAACGTCGTCAACAGATACTTCAGCCTCTGGCTCTTCTTCACCTTCAAAATCACCCATTTCATCTTCTACGCTAAATTCCTCAGGTTCTTGGTCCTCAGGTGCGTCTTGTTCAAAAAGTGTTTTTTTAGATTGTTTCGAACCTATAATAGATTCTTTAATTAATTCACTGATTTCTTCCTTCATCGTAGAAGCAAGTATTCCTTTTGCATTTTCACTAATAGCGTTTTCAACAGCTTTAATTTGTAATAAAGCGTTTTCAACTATTGATCCTGTTTTTTCTATACTCATTTGTTTTCGTAAAAAGCAATGCGTTATGCGTTTATTTTACAGATAAATATATACGTTTTTAAAAAAAATCCTTTTTTGGGACAATTAACATAAAAAAACTCGTATAAATAAAAAAAGGGACACCTTTGGTATCCCTTTTTAATAGTATGTTATGTAATTACTCAATAACCTCGTCAATCTTACTTTCAACGATTGCTGTAATTCTCCAATCCATTGTGTAAGTTTCATAAACTTTAGTAACCTTAGCCTCAACATCTGTTGGTGAAAAGGCTCTTACTAATTTTTCTTCTCTAATTTTTTTAATCTTTCCTGTGTTCTCATCAGCCATATCAGTAGTGATTTTAGCTATAAAATATTTTTCATCCATAATTTAAAGTTTTTATTTTAAATAATCGGATAATCTTTTCATTAAGTCAACTGATTTTTCTAATCCGCTACCATTAAAAGTGTTTGTATCGTGTTCGGCCAACTTTTCTTCATACTTAGGTCTGTCCTCTTTATTTAAATAAAGATACGCACCAGGGGTAGATGGTGACGAAACTAAATCAAAACAAATTAATTCAAAATCTTCTTGTACTTCATTTTGTTCTCCTCTTTTAACTAAAGAACCAACACCTCTAGATGATACACCCATAGTTACCCCCTGTCTCATTAAATTAGCGGCAACATCTCCTTTAGATGACACCACACCTCTCTCATGGAAACCAGGAGTAGTTAATAACTTAATCTTACCCATTAATATGTTACCTTCCCACCATATATCAGTAATTGAATGTGAAACCCTATCTAAATCTATCAAAGACGACTCAGGGTGATTTAATTCGGAAATGGCCATACCACGATTAATAATTTCTTTGTACTTATCAGCCTCTCTTTTTAATATTTTTTCAGGGTATACTCTTCCGTTTCTATTCGGTACTCCGTATTTTTGTAAAGTTGCGTAGAACACAAATGGTTTAGAGTGTTCTAATTGACCATACGATTCTTTTATCACATCAGTGTTTCTCATATCGTTTGGGTTAATATATCCAGCATCCCATTCTACTAAAATGCCCTTACCACTATCACTTGGTCCTAATATTTTCATAATCCTTTTTTAGAATAAATATTAGCAACTTATCGTTTCTTTTACTTTTGTTTTGCTTAACGTGAAAAACTTGGAGTTTTTTAAGTCATCAAGATAAATGGATTTTAAAATGTTTTTAATTTTTTCTCTTAAAATTAGTGATTTAAAATTAAGATTTTGATTATGAACAAATAGAGTAATTTCTAAATTCATAAAACTTTTTTTATTCTTTTGAATCCCACTTGTTCGTAAATCCAAATCTACTATTTGTTTCTTCTCAAAACAAGTGTGGTCAGATACCTCTAAAAGAGTATGTTGTATTTGTCTTTTTATATGTCCTGTGATTTTATTCCAATTATCGAAGTCATCCAAAGGCTCAACCCACGTTTGTAATACTATGTATATTGATTTTAAATTTTTAGAGTCGACCGTACCGTAGTGACATTTTGCATCATCAAAAATGTTTAATTTTGATGTTTTTCCTTTTTTCATTTTTCATTTCTTAAAAGTTTATTGGTTTACCTAAGTATAGTTAAAAATAAACTTGTTGTCAAAATTTAAAAAATCCCTTATATTTATATGTAAAAAAAGAAAAAATTATGATAATAGTTCCAGTTAAAAATCCAAGTTCTATTGAGCAAGCCCTCAAACAATATAAATTTAAAATTTATAAAACAAAACAACTTGAGAAATTAAAGGAACAAAAAGAGTTCACAAAACATTCAGTTAAGAAAAGAGAACAACATAAAAAGGCAGTCTACCTACAAAAAAAGAAATCGGAATTATAATCCACTATTTAATTTTCTTAATTTATATAGGTTATAATGGTCAATTTTTGTACCATTAACTTTATTTATTGTATTCTCAATAGCTAAAGTTAAATCCGTATCCGTAGACTCATTAAGATTTGTTTTTAAGTTGTTTAAGATGTTTTCTTTCAAAGACTCTATCTCTGTTTTAACATCTTCAATATTAAGTGATAGAATTGATGTTAATTCTTTTCTATCAGACTCATCTAATGATTCAAGATTTCTACTTATAGAATCATTAGCAGCTCGAACCACCGATGATAACGGTAAATTAAAATTAGTAACTTCTGTTTTAACTTCTTCACTGATTAAGGTATTTTTAATATTTTTTTTAGATTCTAATACTACTTCTAAATTTTTAATAGACCGATTATAAATAGTCGTATCAATATCAGAGTAATCGTTTTTATGTTCCATAACCACAGAATCAATCCAATTACTTACTCTACCCAAAGAATTTTGACAATTCTCAATTAATACTTGGCTGTATTCTACAGATTCGTTTAAGTAGTCATCTGCGATTGATTTATCTAATCCTTTTTTAGATGATAAATCGTCGTATATATAATAAAGTTCAGCAACGTCTTTATTTTCTAAAACCATAGATTTGAATTGTTTCATAAAAGATTTAAATTCTGGTTTTCCGTAAAGGTTTACCGTTGCATATTCTATTTTTGTTTTAATTGTACCAAAAGTATTCATAGTGTTTTATATTATAAATATTACTTATCCAATAAAGATTTCAACTTATCGTCTATTTCAACTAAAGAGTTACTACCTTTAGAAAAATCTAAGGTATCGTAAGAGTTAAATAACCTATCCTCAACTAAAAGGTCTAATCCTTTAATATTAAAGTTTTCAGGTGTTACTCCACCTCCTTCGGGTGCCGGTGGTGGTGTTTCCGCTCCTCCACCCATTGGTGCCTCACCACCTGGTGGCGGTCCCATTGATTCTCCACCCATCGGTGCTTCTCCACCTGCTTCTCCACCTTCAGCGGCAGGTTCACTATCTTTTTTACCATACAATAGGTCGATATTATCAAATAGTCCCGTCTTAGTTATAACTTCCGCAGTTTTAGCCAATTCGGCAGAAACTGCTCTTTCTACCCTTTGTTGTTGAATGTCTAATCTAATCTCTTCATCAGAAAATCCTAATATATGTTTTTTAGCCCAAGAAGCCGATACAGGTGCAACGCTATTAGCAATCTCAGCAACGGCATCTTTATAAAGTAATATTTTTTCTTTCCAAAGTTCAATAGAAAGTAATTCGGATTGTTTAGAAGGATTATGTAAACCTAATGTAAAGTTTGTTAATTCGTCTTCAAACCCTAAAAGAAATAAATGAACAATTGCGATTTTATTTAATTCCGCAATCATGGATTTTTGAATTCTATTGATTGTTCTAGCAAAACGGATATCTAATAAAGATAAGTTTTTACCGTCCCCAACCGCTTCTTCAAACCCTAAATAAGCTTTAGGTATTCTTAATGCTGTTACCAATTTCTTTTGGATATATTCAATGTCAGCAATTTCCGCTAAGTTTGTACCACCCGGTAATGTTTCTATTGGGTTTGTTGCTGCGGCGTCTCTAACGGGTATAAAATAATCTTGGTCTACCGCCATTTGGTTGTATCTCATGTCAACGTTACCCGTTGATGGATCAGCAATTTGGTCTCTTTTAAATTTATTAGCAACTCTTTGTACGTATGGATCCACATCCTTGTCATCCATGTTACCAACAAATACTTTAAATACTCTTCTTTCAGGTGCTCTAGATACTCGATATATTAACATCGCATCTTCAGATAGTAAAAGTTGTTTCCATATACGACGAGCCTTTTCCAGCATTGAGGTTCCATAAGGTAGTTTTCTATCATCCCCTAGTATTCTAAAATGTGCTATCTCCCATGTGTTAAACTCCATGTTTTTTTCTTTCCATGTGAACTTCAACGCATCGTTTTCCATTTCCTGTGAATATTTGTCAGGTTGGAATCTCATCCCTTTCTCTAAACGTTCTATTTGGATGTTAGGTAGTTGTTGACAACCCACAATACCCTTTTCAGGGTCTAACTTTAAGTAAACAAAATTATCACCAAATTTACATGTGTTTCTTGTCCACATAGGTAAATTGGTATTGATGTCTAACTTATTAACAAATAAATCAATTAAAACTGATTTTATTCTTTTAGACTCAGAATAGACTTTTAATATTAAACCGTCTTGGTCTGGCGTTGTTGATTCTTCAGAATAAATGTCTAACGCTGCAGAGATTTCAGGAGTATACTCCATAGATTCATAATCATAATATGAAGCCATTCTTGTTGGTTCATAATAAACCGCTTGTTGGTATAGGTTACTCTCAACTTTCTGCCATTGTTTACCAATATACATTGTTTGTTGAGCCTGTAGTTTTTCTTTTTCAAATTCAGACTTATCTGTTGTTTTTAGAAGTTCCTTTTTATCAAATTTGAAAACCGGCGATTGTTGGTCTAATGTAGCATTTGGCCCAAAAGTCCTACTCAATCTTTGCCATACGGTTAGTTTTTGTTCTGACATGTTTTTTTATTTTAAAAATAATATGGTAAGTTTCAAATTAAACCCTTTTACCACTGAATAACCATAAATACTTTTCATAATCGCTTTTGGACACCGTATTTCTTTGGTGACCATATCCGTGATTGTTACTTACTGGTAAACTTGGATTAAAATTTGTGTATGAATTTTGGTTTTCATTTGATTGTACTGACCATGACTCGAGCATGGCCTTTGTTTGTTCTGTCGCCTTTTCCAATTGAGCGAATGATGTTTCACCAACAAATATTGCCATAGCAAACGCCATAATTAAGTCATCGTGCTGACCTTTTTGGTGGTCAGGCCTACCATTGACATAGACGAATGTGTTTAGTTCGTTAAACAACCTTTGAGACCTTAATGAGAAGTCAAACCTTAATGCTTCCTCAAACGCTTGGATAATTAAAACTCGTTTAGAGTTGAAGTTAATTCCCGGTATTTTATCTTGGGATTTTGGATCCCATTTCCATTTGTCTGCGGGGTTAACTCCATCTATATATAAATTTTTATAACCTAATTCTTGTAATTTTCTAGATGTTGATACTCCCATTCCTCCAGTAATATCGGTAACTATAAATGCACTATACATAATTGCCCACTTATATGCGATTTCGGCTAAAACATCAGGAGGAACCTTACCAATATACTCCAATACTTGTTCTCTTGCATCGAAATCAATAATAGATATAGTACTAAAATCCTCACTATCTCCTCTTGAAACGTCAACCCCCATTATATAACGGTGACCCTGCACAGGTTCTTTCCATTGCCAAACGGCACCACCCATAAACTTATTCTCAGGTTCTCTAATATGGTTTTCTTTAATTTTTTTCATTGTCTCGGCAGGAATAACACTATCCCCCGAACCTAAAAAGTTACATTCAAGCTCTTGTGATATTTTTCTTTTATCGAACTTTAACTTTTTAGCCATCGCTTCGAACCAAGAACTATAAGGTTTATACCCCTCATGTTCTACTTTCTTTTTAATATCCTCAAAGTCTCTTTCACTTACTTTAATATCTGAATAATCTAATATTATTTCATCGTCTTTATAATCTCCACGATTTAACATGTAGTGAACAATATCATTACATTTAATAAGTTTTAAATCTTTAGAATAACGAGGGTCACGGAACCAATACATTTCAGTAATCTTAAAGTCATTCATTCCTTTAACCGCCTGACTGTATATCGAATAGTAAATTGGGTCAAATCCATTTGGTGTTGAAATAACAATTACCTTACCACCTGTAGATAGGGAAGCCATACAGGCTGACCAGAAGTCCTCATCCGCATTGATGTATGCTGCCTCATCGAATATTAATATTGTTGGTGTATACCCACGTAAAGCATCCTTTGATGTTGCAACCGCTTTAACCTCACACCCATTGGTTAATTTGAAATGTCTTTGTGAGTTCTTTTCATTGGAAAAAGTAACCCCTAACCACGAAGGCCATTGGTCGACAAATGCACGGACCTTATTACCCATTTCCATGGCGGTATCCATTTTGTTAGCAATGATTAGAATTTTTTCTGGTTTTGATTTTTTAGCAAATACCAATCTTTTTGATGCCCATGCGGATGTTACCGTAGACACTCCAGCTTGTCGATATTTTAATGCGATATTTTCCTCACATGTGTCATAATCATTAACTAACGTAACTTGGTCATTAAATAACTCTAATGGTACGTATTGTGATTGTGTATTATCGTAAGTTTGTAAATATGTTTTTAACGCATACGGTGTGTCGTTTATGCACTTAGCATACTCTAATAATATTTGTTCTTTTGATAGTGACATTCATTATTTTTTTCTTCCTATTGTCTTAAGAAGTTCACCTTTAGTGGTATGGGGAGGTAAATGTTTTTCAATAATATTCAAAATACTTTCCTCAATATTTTTTACGTCAACTTCATGTTCCTCATCCGTATTTTCCTGTTCCATAGCATATATCGGTAGTCCTTTGTGTTTTGTAGAAGCAAAATCCTCAAGGTCTTTTTTTGACATATCCTTAGCAATGTCTTTAACTTTTTTAGAAACTTTAGATTTCGGAGTATCACCTTTTTTTACTGACAATGCTAACCCCATTATTTTTTGTTGTTGTTTTGAAACTGACTTTTCATTAACATCTTCCTCACCGAGCTCTTCTTCATAAGTGACAAAAGGTTTTTTTTCGGATTTAGCTTTCTCTATTGATGCAGTATCTGCCTTTGGTATGTTTAACGTACCTGAAGATTGTTCAGAAATTCTACTATATAGAACACTTAATTGTACATCATTTAATTTTTCAATAGTATTAATTGAAAAACCTTCATGAAGAAGTTTTGCGATTTTAGGATTCATGTGTTTCATCAATTACTAAATTTTTTTCCCATTTTAATACGATATCTCTCTCGTATAATTTATTTTCAACATCTTCCACAGTTTCACCATATTGAAAGACAAGTCTTTTATATTTTGATATGACTAAGTCGTCACTATCGGATTTTTCCCAAGCTAAACTTATAACTCCGTCGATAGCATCTATAACTCCGAAATAGTCAGATTCTTGAATTAATTCTAATGATATATTAGAATTTTTTAAAACCCCTACTTTTTTTATGTAATGAATGTCGGGAGGTAATGGTTTACCTAATGCTGGTTCAGAATCCCAATCCTCACCCCATACATCATCCAAATCAGAAAAGATGAATTCATAAATATTATCACCTTTAAAGTTTGGCCCAAGTTCATTTACATAAACTAAAATCATATAATGTTACCTGTTGTGTTAACTTTTATATTTTTTCCGTTTACCGAAAAGACTAAATTTTGTTTATTGGTTTTACCAATGAATTTAGCATTTACATTCTCATTTAAAAACCTTTTTGCCGTATTCATTTGTTTAACCGATTCACTCATTCTTTCGATTTCGTTTTTTACTTCGATATTAACTAATTTATTTTTAATAAAATTTTTCTTGTTTTTTTCTTCGTGTAATTTTTTTTCTTCATCGGTTACCACAAAATATTTAGATAAAACATCCTCAACAGATTCTTTAAAATTTTCTACAGGTGATGGTTCTTCCATAGACGGTTCTCCCATTTCAGGTTCTTCCATACCCATTTCAGGTTCTTCCATGTCAAAATCAGACATATCATCTTCACCAGATAAATCTAAATCGCCTTCACCTTCCATACCATACTCATCAGAATCTTCAAATTTTGATAGGATGTCATCTTTGTCATCCTCATCCAAATTATCTAAATCAATAGACGATAGAATAGAATTAATAACGTATTTAATATCTTGAGAATCTAATCCTTTATCTTTGTCAAATGCTCTTATTTTTTGACTTAACTTACCTGTTAATCTTTGGATTGATTTTAATCCTGATGGTCCTTGTGGTTGTTCGTCACCCATTTCAGGATCCTCCATTCCCATTTCAGGATCTTCCATTCCCATTTCAGGATCTTCCATTCCCATTTCAGGTTCTTCCATACCCATTTCATCACCACCTTCTACAGGGGGCATTCCCATATCACCACCATCTACAGGAGGCATTCCCATATCACCACCTTCGGGTGCCGGTGCTTCAGGAGCTGGAGGCAACGCAGCTTCCGGTTCAGGTGCTGGCTCCTCTACAGGGGTTTTTGGTTTAGGAGTTTTTAAAATGAATTTTTTTTTTACCTCTTGTTCACCAATAAGAGGGGTTTCAAATACGTTACCTGTAACTCGATTAACTTCGGTAGCAACTAAATTAAGTTTTTTCATTGCTTCGGAATACGATCTATAGTATTTTCTATTTTTCATAGGGTCAGAATAATCCAACTCAGATTCATTAATACCTTTTTTAAGAATATAACCTGATTTTTCTCTAACTATACCATATGTCATACCATCCGCCAATGTGATTGTATAATTAGTAGTTGAAAGTTCATTTATATCGTTTTTAGGTATCTCATTATATCGAGCAATTTCCATAATTCTCTTTAACTTATCGACTCCTTGTAATTTTTCACTACCTAGTGGTTTGATATCTGCCATTTTTATTTTGTTTTTTAATTGTTTAGTCCGTTAAATCCGCCCAAAGCAACTGAGTTACATTGTAAAGATACGTTATTGGTTCCTGAAACTACAGAAACATTATCGCTCCAAACCGGTTTTGGGGTTGTATAAGTAACGATATTACCTGTGGTTGCACCTGTACCAGGAAGGTAACCGGTAACGACAGTCGTATAATAAGATGTACATGCAGTTGTAGACATAATAATTTTTTCTATATAAATATATTGTAACTTTAGAATTTACAATTTATTCCGATTTTTCTTGCTCTAATGATAATTTTTTATCTGCAAATTTATTTTTAAAGTCTTCTAACTTAGAAATATACCCATTTCTTCTTAGGTATTTAAACACTAAATTCTCATAAGAAAATTCACCTTCTTTTTTAAGTCCACAAGTTCTATACTTCCTTAATTTCTCCCTATATTTTTTAATAATTGCAATTGCATCTTCTAATTTCTCATCTTCAGCGTTTTCAATCGCTCCGTCAATAATATCCATCCATTGTTCCGCCTTCTGTCTTATTTTTTTTTCATCGACAGTAAATTCTTCTTTCTCCGGTACCTGTTCCCAATTATCATTTAATATTGAATATACACCGGTACTAGCGTTAGTCTCATTTATATCCTCAACGTACAATTCTGTTTCGTACCCTTTGATTCTAATATCGTGAGCAGAATTAAATACCGTTTTCTTAAGTCTAAAAAGTTCCTTATATAACTCTTCTTTATCTCCACCTTCTGTAAAATCCATTATAACATGAATGTCAAAATCGGAAAATTCAGACCAATTATATCCAGCTAACGAACCAACAAGTAAAATATCATGAACAAAAAAATCAACATCCAAATAATCAATGAATAACTCGGCAACTTTTAATAATCTTTTTCGTATTTCAGGTTTTAATTTATAATTTTGACCATTAGGGTCACCCATACGTTCTTCATTTGGTAAGTACCAAACATCAGGGTTTAATTCATCTTGAAGATAAAAACTACTAATAATTTTTTTATCGTTTGTCATAACTATAAATACCTAAAAGATATTAATTATCTAATTTTTTGTATTTGAATACTTTAGAAATTTGAGTGTTAAAGAATTTTCCCTGAGATTCTGATAATCTAAATTGAGCATAAATATTATGAGGTACCTCATCATATTCATATCTCATACCATTTTTAAATTGGGTTATTAATTTTTTAGTTTCAGAATCATATTCTGTTAAAATTAAATTACTTGACTCAATCTCACAAATAATTCTTGTTCCATCAATTGTTGTTCTTTTAATTGCCATTTGGATTTGGGTTTCTTAAAGGAGTTATGTCATCTATATGACGAAGTTTATCCATAATGTAATAATGGACTTCATCTCCGTCAACATTAAATCCATAATCTCTAATTGTTTGGTCTATTTCCCGAATCAATGGTTGGAATCTTGAGTGCAAAACCATTAAATCGTTTGGATAATAAGGAGGGGATTCAATGTCTTTTTGTGTCCACCCTTCTCTTTGAAATACTTCTCTAATTTTAAAATAAGTTTCCTCCAACTCTTTTGTTAGTTCCAAAGACTCAGCAAATTTTTTCCATCCTTCCATACCAATAAATAGTATAATTCGTCAAACAATTGATTATTTGGTTCAATATTACTAATTTTTAAAAAAACAACATATGAACGATACTTTAGACAATAACGAAAAATCAAAAAACAAAAATCAAGACGGGTCATCAAGAACCCCAGTACTAGATAATTTTTCAAGGGATTTAATCAAACAAGCACAAGAAGGTAAACTTGATCCTGTTATTGGTCGTGATGACGAAATTAATAGAATCGCCCAAATCCTTTCAAGACGTAAAAAAAATAACCCTATCATTTTAGGTGAACCTGGTTGTGGTAAAACGGCAATAGTCGAAGGGTTAGCTAAAAAGATATTTGAGGGTGATTGTCCACAAAATTTATCAAGCAAAAGAATTGTGTCGTTGGATATGACATCGATTGTTGCAGGAACGAAATACCGAGGACAATTCGAGGAAAGAATGAAAGTGATTATCGAAGAACTATATGCCAATCCTGATATCATCATTTTTATAGATGAAATCCATACCATGATTGGTGCAGGAAACGCATCAGGTTCAATGGATGCATCCAACATATTTAAACCCGCACTTTCTCGTGGGGAGTTACAATGTATTGGTGCTACGACATTAGAAGAATATAGAAAAAATATTGAGAAAGATGGAGCATTAGAAAGACGTTTCCAAAAGGTAATGGTTGACCCCGCAACTAAAGAAGAGACTTTAGAAATTTTACAACAATCAAAAGACAGATATGAAAATCACCACAAAGTATCGTACAGTGATGATATCTTAAAACTATGTGTTGATTTAGCAGACCGTTATATTACTGACCGTGAATTTCCAGATAAGGCATTCGATATCATCGATGAGGTTGGTGCTCGATCACAAGTGGAAATCAAACTTCCTGAAATTATTGAAGAACTAAAGTTACAAGTTCAAAAAATAAAAGAAGAGAAATTAGATGTTATTAATAAACAAAAGTACGAGGAGGCAGCAAATCTTAGAGATAAAGAAAGAAAAATAATAGCAGATTTAGCAAGAGAAAAAGAGGATTTTGAAAAAAACAGAGACCAAAACAAACGAGTGGTTACTGAAGATGTGGTATATGATGTGGTTTCATTAATGACTAAAATCCCAATTAATAAAATCACAACTGACGAAACACAACAACTTATTTCTTTAAGAGAAACATTATCAAGTAAAGTGGTTGGTCAAGATGATGCAGTAGCAAAAATTTCAAGAGCCATCCAAAGAAATAAAGTAGGTTTAAGTGACCCTAAAAAACCAATCTTTAGTGGTTTATTAATTGGTAATTCAGGTGTTGGTAAAACAGAATTAGCGAAACAATTGGCTAAACATATGTTCGGTAGTGAGGATGCACTTATCAGATTAGACATGAGTGAATTTTCAGATAAGATTGCAACATCAAAACTAACAGGCACATCTCCTGGTTATGTTGGGTATGAGGACGGTTCACCATTCTTAAATAAAATTAAAAACAAACCTTATTCTGTTATACTTTTAGATGAGATAGAAAAGGCACATCCTGAAATCTTTAACGTATTTTTACAAATGTTAGATGAAGGGTTTTTAACTGACGGACATGGAAGAAAAATCAACTTTAAAAATTGTATTATCTTAATGACCTCCAACGTTGGTACTCGTGTAGTACAAGAGTTTGGTACAGGTGTTGGGTTTTCAACAAACACAAAAACTGAAAGAGCCGACGATGAGATTAAATCAATTTTAGAAAAAGAATTGTTTAAGAAGTTTGCCCCTGAGTTCATCAATCGTTTTGATGATATCGTTTATTTTAAAGATTTAAATAAAGATGATTTATTGAAGATTGTTGAATTAGAATTAAATAAGTTTTATGAAAGAATCGGACAACTTGAATTTTCAGTACAGGTTGAAGATAGTCTAAAAAACCATTTGATTGAGGTTGGTACAGATACTAGATTTGGAGCACGTATTCTAAAACGTACCGTACAAAAATGGGTTGACGATGCAATCACCGAAAAGATTTTAACTGATAACCCAGAAAAAGGTTCAACATTTGTTTTAACATACAATGAAAAGGATAAAAAAACTGATGTTAAAATAAAAAAACCAACAAAAAGAAAAACAAAACAGTAAAAAGTTTTTTAATTGTTAAAAAGTTTCTTACATTTGTAGAAACATATATTATGAATATAGATAAATTTAAAGAACTTCTTTCAGTACCGTCAAAAACATATCAAGAAGAAGATATGGTTGGATTCATTTGTGATGAATTAGAGTCCATTGAGGGGGTTACCTTTTATCGTGATGATATGATGAATATCTACGCAACTAAAGGTGTGTTAGAAGAAGGTGAATTTTATCCTATGTTCGTTGCTCATACCGATACCGTACACACAAAGATTGATAAAATCATTGTTAAAGAGGAAAAACTTAAACGACCAAATACGTTTGGTAAGACATTTGACGATACATTAGTAGACGTGTTGAAGGCTTATGACGAAGAAGGTAATCCTACAGGTATCGGTGGTGATGATAAATGTGGAATTTTCATTTGTTTAGAATTACTTAAACAATTAGATAAAGTAAAAGTTGGTTTATTCGTATCTGAAGAGACTGGTTGCCACGGGTCTTCAAAATGTGACGTTTCATTTTTAGAAGATGTTGGTTATATCACACAATATGACGCTCCTGGTAATCATTTAATTACCGAGATTTGCTCGGGGGTTCGTTTGTTTGAACGTGATAGTGAATTCTTTGAAAAAAGTATTTCAGTTATTGAAAATGCCTTTGGAAATGAAATGTTGGTTCAATCTCACCCTTATACTGATGTATCACAATTAAAGAAAAAGATTGACGTTTCTTGTATCAACATGTCTTGTGGTTACTACAACATGCACACAAAAGAAGAATTTATTTCTATTGATGATGTAGAACGTGCTATCGAGGCCGGTAAAAATATGGTATTTATCTTGGGATTAAATAAATACCAATACGAATACAAACCTATCGTTTACACAAAAAACACAAATTTTAACACTCTTTTTGATAATGAAGTCGAAGATGAAGATGATGTATTTTTTCACCAGTTAGAGACTCTTGACGTTGAGGAAAATAAAGACGGAATAACAATTATGGATCCGTTTGACAATAATATCATGTTTATAAATGACGATGATTTGGTTTACTTATATGAAATAATTAAAGAAAGATTACTTAAAAAATATTAATTTTTTCTATAATCCATTGGGTCAAATAGACTCTCGTTGTATACCATATTTAGAATATCATCAACATACGATTCACCATTTTTTGAACTGTATGTTTTTTTGTCGCTAAGTATGTATTTAACTTTAAGGGTTTCTTTATCGACACTTTTAACCATTAGTCTAACATTACTATTTGGTATTTCAAAAAACCTATCAAAACCGATTGTTGAGTTAATTTTATCAACCACCGAAAAATATTTTTTCATAGTCTCATCATTAGAGTCCTCAAGTACTCTGTCTCTAAAGTTTTCTAAATCGTTATCTGCATTGTGGATAAACGATGCGTCAAACTCTTCATTATTCCAAATATTATATTGTATTTCATAATATTCAGGTAAGTGGGATATGGGTTCTTTTTCAATTGCCAAAAATAATAAATCAAGAAGGTTGTCTTCTTCAGTACCAAAACGAGGATATAACATAATCGCATCCCCCCAATGTAATTTATATTTCCAAAAACAATACTTTTCAGAATACCTTTCAATACCAACAGGAGTTAAACAATTACAATAAGTGTCCTCAATATATTTTCCAACCTCACCATCAACCGCAGCAACACTGGCATCTACCCAAGTACCCGTTAAATCGTCAGATATTCTATTATCCACCTGTTCTAAAAATGAGCACACATTTTCAGGGTTATTTATTTTTAATTTATTATCTCTACCTATATCAAAAGATTTTAAAAGACCTGGTTGAATAATTTTTGCAACATCGTAAATAATTTGTAAATGGTCTGAGTTTAACGCTTCAACAATAATACCCTCTCTCCAGTCATCATAAGATCTATCATCAAAATCCCAAGTCCAATTTCCACGGTACATAGAATCGTAATAACCCGCTTCATAATATCCATCAGTATTTTCTTCAGAATAATAATCAGGAAAAAAGAATCTTAAATACTCCTCTAACCCATCAAACGTAAACATTAAACCGTCTTGTTCTACAGTGATTATATCGCTAAAATCGTTACCTTCAGAATTATAAAACTCAACTTCACTAGGGCTTATTTTTCTTTTATTAAGTGCAAGAATTTTTTGAAAGTCGTTTAACTCTTCTTCTTCTTGTTCAAAAATCCTTAAAATTTTTTTCATATATTTATAAATATATTGTTTAATATAAAGTTTTATACTATCTTTACAATAGTTCTTTGAAAGTATGGGGGT